GGAGGATGCAGTATCATATAATTCCCTATACTCTCGTGAATCTCCACTTGTACAAAAAACTTTACTTGGATTTGGCCAATCTCTATAATACATGTGCCAAAGATTGTCCCAAACTGACCTTGATGGTATAGGAATAGCAGAATTTAGGTTTTCGCTACCACTATTAAACTCAGTAAATCTATCTGCTTTAGCTACTAGTCCATTTACTTTTGGAACTATATAGTCTCCATTAACTTCCATAGGATGTTCTGCATCATACGAAGCTGAAAATCCTGATAGCGTAACGTCGTAGGCTTTGTGGGCTACATAATCCCTAATCTGTATGTCATCACTAGGAAAGGTCTTAAAAACTTCTGACATAAGCTTTCCCTATTAAAATTCTAGTTTTACACGGACAAGAGCCTCTCTTGAAAATGTCTTTAATAAAGGCTTACTTAACTTTGCAACAGCTAGTAGTTCGTTATTATCATTATACATTCCAATACTTGTAATATAAGATTTTGGATCTCTGAAAAATGAAGCGTTTACGAATGTACCTTGTGAGCCAGTTGTAAATGTTGGATTATTAGAAAAATTAAATTCATTATTTTTTACTCTAACGAAATAGTGGGTGGAATGTATAGTTTCCTTATTTCTTGCAGCTAAATAACCTACGTTTAAATCGTTTGATCCACTTAAGTGTTCAAAAAATCTAGTTGTATTGTTATTTGAAACAGTTACTGCCGTCGAAGAGTATGCAAAACTTTGTGAGTCAATGTTTAATCCTGTGGATCCACTAATTGCTTTAGCATCTAAAATAATTACTCCCATATCAGGATAAACTAACCCATAATGATACGCATCACCAGCTAAAGGTCCTGCATCTATGGTTCCACTTCTAATAAAGTATTGTCTTCCTGCTTCTGTTACAGTACCATCAGAAATAGTTGAATCATCTATTAATTTCATAGGATGTGTATTTCCAGATATATGCAATTCCCAATTTCCTGGATCTATCTTTTCTTTCATTCTTGTTCTTTGAAAGTTAATAGCATAAAACATATCTAAATTTGCAGTTGCATTTGGATGAGGAGTAGTGACTGTAAATCTAGAGTCACCTGCATTTAATAATGTATTTGCATATTGTGTATAAACAGCTCTTGATGGAGTGAAACCAACTGAAGCGTACTGAGGTGGTTTAGAACCAGATCCAGCGTAATGTCCGTATGCTACTGCAAATTGTATTTCTTGGTTTGTGTTTGTAGATGGATCTTTTTGGTACACATCTAAATAGTATTCACCAGAACTTTGACTTTGTGCTGAAGAAGTAAACATTCCAGAAATTTCACCAGTATTTTCTGAGAATAATGCAGCTGTTACTACATCTGAATCTAAGTTTTCAACAACATCATCAGCACCAAACTCTGCGAATACCGATGTTATAGCCCTTGGTGTTATTGGATTTGGCCTTGGTCTAACGTAAGGTCGTCTACTTGGTTCTTGTTGTGGTCTTTCTCTATCTCTAGTTACTCGATCACTTTGGTTTTGTCCTCTTGTCGGACTTAATCTTGCTGGAGAAACTGGGTTTCCTCTACTGTCTCTATATGTTGCCATTTTTTATCTTCCTCTATCTATATGCAGGTGATTCTAGAATATTAGTACTAACATTTTGTTTATTTACAGTAATTGTTACAGTTGCAGATCCACCTGTTTCATTTCCAATAATAGTTAGTGTAGTTGATACAGCCTGCAAAGGTTGTGCTTTTGCTACTATTTGGAAGGACTTACCAACCAAACTAATAGACTTAACATTTGATTCCATTGGATTAGGTACTGTTGGATTAAACCTAGAATCTACAGCTCCTCCTGGTGCAATGTTTAAATAACAAACATCTGAATCTGCCAGTATTGCAGTATAGCCATATGTATTATTTCCGTTTTGGAAATTAGTAGTTGACGGCGTAATAGTTGCAGATTGACCAGCATTTGTCAGTGTTACTGATCCTGGTAAAGCTGTTACTATTGGCATTTTAGAGATATTTTTAGGTAATGTAACCAATTTATATCTCATCATTTGTGACTCATCAGGACTTGCTTCAACAATTGGCATTGACTCAATTGCTTGTCCGTAATAATTTGTTCCTAGCGCGTGATTAACATCCCAAAGACTGTAGTCTATTTCGTCATCAGCCAGCGCAAATTTTGTTATGTTGAATGCAGATCTATTTTTTGCTAGAAGTTCTCGTCCCTTCTTAGTTAAAATTGCATCAACAGTAATTGTAGTTTTATCTAAATATCCCATTTTGTGTTCTCCATCTGTTTACAGATTATATCAATAATAAATATAATAATCTTTTAATTTTGGTTATGTTATCGCACTTGATTTCCTCTTGGTACGGTTCTTGATGTTCTTAAGTAGTTGTATCTTCCTCCGGTTGTTACAGGAGTTCTAGAAAGTGGTCGGGATGATGCAGGTCTTCCCGAATATGAACCAAGACCTCTTCCTATTCCTTCTCCTCCTACACTACCTGCTCCTTCTCCTAATGATGCTGGTGTTGCTGAAATTGCGAATGGTGTAGTGTCTATTACTTCAACAACCGGTCCACCATCGATTGTTTGGCTTGAATCAACATTAAAGTCTGATGATGACATTGTGCATCCATCATATATTAAGTTTTGAAGTCCTTTTGGTCTAAAATCTTGATATTGCGCAGATTCACTCATTACAGAGGTTGCAGCTAGGTTTTGTATCGGAGCTCCACTATGAGAAACAATTGATTGTCCATTTAAGTTTCCGTATCCTATGTCTATTTGACCATATTGTACTCTAGGTACCTTTATACCAAGTGATTGACTTAATTCAGTAGCAAACCTATGTAATTCTTTGAATTTGTAAAAAGACTCTCTTTGATTTCCAATAAATGGGAAAAACCACTCTTTACCTCTATCTCTACAACTTTGATTATCGGCATACGATGTCAAACCATTATTTAGTATTGGATAATTTTTAGGCCTATTAAACATAGGCTTATTTGGATGTAAGTTTGTTTCTAAATATACATTTTTATTAAAGTCATAGAACCTTTCATTTTCTCTAGGATCCATAGGATGACTAACATTTGTAAAGACATCTCTTTCGTGGTATGCGTTTGCTTGGGTTATATAGGTTCTAGTTGAATCGGTTAAAGCTGTTATTTTTGGTCTGCTTGTTGCATCAGCTGCTTGGCTAAATCCTAAAATATCAGGAAATACATGGAAGCGACTTGCACTATGTGCTTGAAATAATTGTGTATAATTTTGTCCAGTTGTTGGATCATAATCGTATGGTGGGAAAAAGGAACCATCAATTGTAGTATTTCCATTTCCTCCTGCCGTTGATTGTGTAACGGGTACAACAATAACAGCGGTTTGTGCGCCAGATGAATCTAAAATAGTTCCATTTTGATAAACAGCTCCTACTGTAAAGTTTGGATGACCGCCTATTGCAACTGCAATGTTACCAGCAAGTGTTGTTGGGTTATTAGAATATCCAAATTGAGATCCGGCTATATTTGATGGGGATCCATCATTGTCACAAGTAAACGTTGCGATAGTTCCGTTTGTTGCTGTAAGTATTATAGTGGCTCCTTCATAGTGTCCACCACCTCCTGGAAAAGTTCCAGCTAAGCTTATTTTTGTTTTTCCTTTTGTTGCAGCGGTTGATATAGTACCATTGACAGTGTAATCCTTGTAGTCTCCAAACGATCCTGACCAATGGTAGGGTATATGCCATTCATAACGAGCTGCTTTGTCATGTTGGTCTCTTTCCCAGCACATTGAAATGTCATCTTTTATTATTGGAGTATATGCGTGTTTAATTTTTGCTTCTATTTCTCCAACAGATGTTTTAAGTAGTCCTCCTATATTTTTTTCTCGTTCACGCTGGCCACCAAACCCATATGATGGTTCTTGTTGAGGAAGAATATATGATTGGTCTCTACTTCCAATTCTATGACTAGGGTTTATCAAGTCTCCATTTCTGGATTCAAGAGGACCTCTATTGTCCCAATCACTATAATATGCATCTCCTGGACCATTATGCTTAAATCTTCCTAATTCAGTCGTTGCTGATTCGATTCGTACCTTTGGAGCAATTTTTCCTTCTAATTGTATAGTTTCAAAACTAGGCTTTCTAAGTGGTATTCTAGGTCTTTCAAGAATATGTGGTTCTATGGCAATATTAAAATCGGGCTTACTTCTACCAGGAATATTCTTTTTCATTTGACAAAGAACTGTATCGTCATAGAATCGTATTAACTTGAAAAACTCTGCATACTTAAACGGACCAAAATGTTTTAGCCAATAGTGATTATCATAGAATACAACGTCAGGATAACTTTCTCTGTACTTGGCTCTTGGATCTCCAACTAAATCATTGAATTCTATTCCACCTAATTGGTGTTCCATATCAATGTTTATTTGGTCAACGGGTGTCATCTGAATTGACACTCTATTTATATCTTTAGGTACATTTGATGTAATTTCTGCACGCTTGTTATAACTTAGGTTTCCATCCAATTCATTGTCAACTATTCTTATTTTTTCTCGAGCAGTCATACCAATATAATTCGGAACTATAGTTGCAACCTTTTCAAAGCCTTCATGAAAGTCTACTACTCCTGCAAATCCACTTGCAGTTGCATATGTTGATCTAGATCCATTAAATGGATGCGAGATATCTTGGTTTGGATGTGAAGATCTAATAATTGATCCGTCATTTAATGCGTATGTTTGAAGGTCTGCTCCTAAAGAATATCTAACAATAAGGTCAGTATATGATGATGTATATGTATTACCATCAATTGCCATTGGATTAAGGACATGGTTATTAAATGCAGACTCAGACAATGGCTTCATCCAAATACGAAATTCTTGAAGTGATCCACTAAAATTAGAGACATCTAGAGGAGTTTGACTACTTGATCCTATAGGAACGCTGTTTATTCCCCATGTTGGACTTGTAACATTTCCTCCAATAAATAGAGTATCTCCTGTTATTCCATAGAATCCTTCTGCATATCCGGTTGTATTACTTGCTAATGAATTTTCCGGTGTAAGATAACTTGAACTAACGTATTGGTCGTTTATTATTCCATCAGAATTCCAACTACGATTTGCTTGTACTCCAGAGTAGTAGCCAGCTTCTGCAACTAGGCTTGCGGAAACTGCATGTGTTATTGTGCCTCTAGACCAATCTGTTGCCTTTTTACAAAATACATCATATGTAAATGTTTCGGCCAGTTGATTAACTACTGCTGTTGCAGTTGGGGAGTTTCTTCTAACTAAAACATTCCACCAGTCTCCATCATAAATTGGAGCCCAATCTGTGGAGGTTTTGTGAAAGTATGGAGCTGCTCCTGGATAGTCATGAGTTTTTAAAGCAAAAGTAACTCTACCGTAATTAGAATCTTCTTCTGTTGAAAACGAGTAAGTTTCGCTACCCGATGGAAGATGTTTTGATGCATGTTCAACAGCAATAAAGGAGCTAGAATTTATTTGTACAACAACCATGTCTTTTTTATTGGCATTGTTTTTTAATTCTGTAAAATTACTCTTTCCACACTGTAGTAACGGGTCAATCATGTCAGGTAATTTAAACCTAAATTCCATTGAATCTGGAAATTGTGTTCTGTCACCGTTATCAGCTTTTACTTGTGCATTTGTTACTGTATCCCAAGAAGAAGTTATTGCAGACTCTCCACCAAAATGTAAGCTGTAATTGTATGAATCGTATTCGTAATATTCGTTTCCAAAGTAGTCCAAAGGTACATTAGATCCCCATTCTTTAATTCTAAATAATGTTTGAGGTATACCATATATGTTCATATATGCCTTTAAGTTTTCTACTGTACCTTTCGTTTTCAAAAGATGTGGTAAATTATTTAATAGCCTTTTTCCTTGTTCTAATCGTATGTTTTCAGATGATATAGAGTGTGATGTTTGGTAAAAATCTGATGCATAAATTCTTGATTGTGTAAATGGAGATTCACCTCCAATGTAACTTCCTGATGCAAATTGATTATCTGGTGCATCCCAATAGGCCCAATCATTTGTATCATGTGTTTCAGTGCGATTACCAAAACTTCCACTACTATCTGTTCCTATTACATATTGCCATAAATCTTGTTCATTAGATTTCAAACATTGATTATATCCCAATGACTTTAATCCCATGTAAATTAAGTCTTTTGACATCATATCTGATCCACTAAACTGTCCTTCGATTAGTTTTGCATCTATAGCGTTATGCCTATCCCAAGTTTCAGGTATAGCAGTAACATATAAATAAATGTTGTCAAAAAACTGGCCTACCATGTCTACAAATTTAATGTATTCACCATTTATTTTTTCGTCTGTTCCTAATGTAGGATCTTCATGTATATGCAACGGTACAGCCGTGTTTTGTAGAGAATGAATATTGTTATTGTCATATAAAGATGCTGAGGCTATTGCTCCATTGTACCAGTCCCATCCTTGTGATGATGTAACAGATGCATTAGTGTATGGGCCTTTTGGATATGGCTGGTCACTAACCTTTGGCCATGTAGTAGGATAATATATACCCAACGAACTAGACTCTGCTGATGCAGATTCATTATACAAAAAGCTTTCATATCCATCAAACTTCGCAACTATATCATTCTTTTTTTCTTTGAAGTTTTCAACGTTTAAGTTTACGTAATACGATCCTGTAACACTTGAAGTTGAATCACTAGCAGAAGCTGCTGAATTATATGTTAAGGTAGCTATTTTGCCGTCAAAAAATTCTAACTGAGATAACTTATATCTGAAGTTTTTTAACCGTTCTTCTGCAGATCCAAAGCGAATAAAGTGTTCGTATTTTCTATAATCTACATTTAGTCTAACGTTATCTAAACTGCTTGAAAAATATCTATTTAATACCTTGTTAAGTACACCTTCTTTGGCGTCAGTTAGTGATTTCCAATTGTAAAATTGACTTGTTCCGGGCCCTAATGAATTATCATTTCCTGCACTGAAGTTTGGTGACTTTAAAAAGCTAACCTGTTTTTCTACATCAAGTGATTCTACAAAAACTCGCTCTTGTACGGATGTTATTAGCTCTTGTACTATCCAACACGCTTGTTTTAATTGTATATTGGCCGGTAATGGATCGTATAATTTAAGTACTATAGAATATGGAAATGCTGGAGTTGAAACTTTATCTAGTTCCCAATTAACAGCTAGTGGTACAACTCCATTTCCAAAGTTAACGTGTATATCTACCCAATGATCTACATTTCCCTTTATAGAAAGCTTATCTGCAAAGTCTTCGAAGATTTCCATTTCTTCTTGTGTTGCATCTGAACTAATTTTTAATCGTATTTCCTTTCTACTTGCACTTATTTCATCAATAAATAAGTCGTTTACAGCTTGGTCAGAAGTTCCAACTACAGTTCTAAAAAAGTTGTATTTTATTACGAAAGTACCTGATCCTGCTAGTTCCCTAACATCGTTGTGTATATCTAAAAATACAACAGAGTCTGAATTTATAGATCCATCATCTAGTATTCCACCTTCAGCAACCTTGTATGTACCAACGTCTAAGTCGGAGTATAGAGGAGTTGCACCGTCTTGAGAAAATATGTGAAGTTCAACTCTATCATCAACGTCAACCGCTTTACCAAAGTCAGATAATATCGGTTTTGAAGGAATTAGCCTTAAATCTTCTTCTTTGTATTTGTTATTCCAAGCCATTATCGTCTATTTCTCCTAGTTGGTGATGCTGTTACTGGTTTAGCAATTATTCGAGTTGTACGAACTGGTTCTGCAATTGTTCTAGTTGCACGAACTGTTTTCACGATTGGAGGTAAACTTATTATTCTAGTACTTCGTCCTTTACTTCCTGCTGGAGTTTTAACAGTGACTGTTCGTTGTTGTGGTTGCACAACTGGTTCGCGTTTTTTAGGCTGTACTGGAATTTCAGGTACTTGATTAACTACAGTTGTTTTAGTTGGTTTAACGACAACTTCATCAGGTACTTCATCAAACTTTGGTTCTGGACCATACTTTGGTGTTCTCCAAGGATTGTAATTTCTGTAGTTGTCTCTAACATACCATTCTTCAGCTATATTATCCCAAGCTGTTCTGATCCATTCATTAGTGTCTAAATTAAAATCAAACCAACCGTCTGTTAATTTATATTCACTATTGTGTGCCATGTCAGCTATTACTTCTCCTGTTGGAGCACCAAAGCCTAAAAATTCATTTGTTTCTGGATTTCTAATCTCGTCTCTTTCAATAACTAATCCACCAATTACAAGTATGTAAATAGGAGCTGTTTCTGTTACTCCTAATTTGTTCTTTATTCTACAGTGGTAGAGTCCAGTATCAAATATATCTGCATTTGTTAAAGAAAGTTTTTTTGTTTTTGAAACTATTTTATTACTTATTCGTTTTCTAGTTTCTAGGCCGTGCTTTGCTGGATTATCTGAATTAAATACCCATTCATATGTTAGTCCATCTTCAATTTCAATATCATCTTCTGCTAAATAATTATATGCGTCTATTACCAATACTCTTGAGTGATTTCCAGGAAATTGATAAACCGTATTTTTAATAGCTGGATCGTCAAACACTGAATATCCATCTGATATTTTTCCATCAATCGTTCCATGTGAAGGAAACAGTATTACTCCAGTAGTTTCTCCAGAGTTAGGGTTTGCTCTAAGTATAGGAGGTCCTGTTGGTCCATACACAACTGAAGGCAAAAGCTCAGTTATTGACGTATCTATAACATCTAAATATTGTTCACGATCTAAAACATATCGTTGAGGCACAATAACAAAGTCTTGGCCTATATCAGAACTATCTATTTGTGAAATAATATCTCCGTTTGGAGCCCTATGTGTTTTGTCTGCGGGTGATTCAAAGTATGTAAATTCTGTATTTATTTGAAATGATTCTATATTTTCAGCAATGATGTGTGCACCAACATCCCAAGGATAATAATCTTCTTGAATTGTTGCAATTGACACGTCACCACTAGTAAGACTTGCGTCTTTTCCTGCAATGTAGTCTTTATCCCTATTTAGAGAACTATCACTAGATACTTGTACTACTTTTTGTTTTCTATACCTTGCCTTTGACATATTAATCTACTACCTTGAATGTTAAATCATTGTCGAATATTTTTCGAGTTTTACCACTGATGCTTTTAATTTTAAACTTATATCGCCTATTTACTTGGAATTGGTCCATCCATAAATCAAAATAGTTTCCAGCACTATCACAACTTATTTTTGTGTAAGTATCATCAAAATCAATCAATGTTTCTCCTGTTTTGTAATCTTCAACTGCCCAATACGAATTTGTTGGTAAAAAAGTTGTTGCTAAGGCCTCAGAGGCAGTTGCATATGTTTTTGAAGGATACCTAGATCTTCCAGCTATTCTAAATCGTTCTCTACTATCTTTATGTATTAAGTCAGGTTGGTTTTTCATGTAAACAAAAACATCATCAGATAGATCTACAGCTGTTAAGCTAGCAGTTACAGCTGAATAATCATTCCATGCAAATTGAAGTTTTGGTTCATATACAGTATGAGTTTCTTTTGAAAAGAAATTTATATTACCATAATTATTACCATCATATTCATTACTTCTTTTAATAATAAATCCTTCATTAGTTAAAACAGGTCCTCCATTCCAACTACCACTTAACCATGCGTTTGCAATGTCGGTTACGTTTACCACTAGGTCTGATGTTTCGTATTCAAAACCTTGGCTAGTATTAGTACTTCCAGTCCACCAAGTTCCTCCACCGTTTGTTGTTTGTGTATTAATGCTTCCATCTGTTCCTGTTGCAAAAGAAGAGGTAAGCCATTCGCCAGTATTGTACCCTTGTCTAAATTGCCAACTAACTCCTTCTGTTGTTTTTGGATTATGATCTGCTCTTCCTATTCCCATGTTCCAAGATTCAGAAACAGCATATACTTCTACATTGTAACTATATGGTAGCATTTCTGCGGTGTGAGTATATAATTTTAGTGTTGAAACAAATTTAGGATCTATATCGCCAGAACCAATTGATTTTGAGATATGAGTTAAATTAAACTTTGTTAAAATTCTAGAATTATAAGTTTTATTTGTTGTTGATTCAGATATTACTTTATCTAATTGCAGTACTTCATCTAGGCCTGAATTAACAGTCTTAAATTGTTCGTACATTGTTGCGTCTATGGATGATGTTATACTATATATCATAATTATGCTCCAAGTATTCTAGCTTCAATATCTGTGTTTGGATATTTTACTTCAAAGATTGACGGATCCAAAGAAGGATATATGATATTGTTTTTCGTAGCTTCTGCAATGTCATAAAAATTTCCAGAGTATCCTGAATCTGTATCGTATTTATTAAATATTGAAAGATTAACTATTGACTGTACTCCTTCAACTTGGTCTAGTGTTGCAGCAAAATCTGAAACTGATATAGGCTCATTCATTTGCCATTTGTCTATTGCAAAATATTTTTTTGCTTCGTTAATTGCCTTCAATAATACTTCTTTAGTTATTGAATCAGGCCTAGGTATAATATCAAATTTAACACCAATATTGATTATGTATCCGCTTTTTAAGTTTATACCATCTGTTAGCATTCTATATTTTTTCAAATATGTTTTAAGGTTTGACTTTGTTGCCTGATTTGTTTGTGTTAGGTTTTTACTAGAATCGTACGAAAGAGTATATATATTTATTGCTAAAGGATTAAATTCATCAGCTTCATATGATTCGCCATCTCTTTCATCTCTGTTGACATATGTTTTTGCAATACTTCCATATTTTCCAGGAAGAGAATATATTCTAGCAATATAATCTTCTTTAGTTACAGCTCTATTTTGTGATGCATAGGCTGCTAGTGCGTTTTGTCGTATTTCATCAACCGTTTCTTGGCCTCTTCCTCCTGTCGCAGGACTGGGATTTGTACAAGCAATCGAGTCTTGAGCAAACTTGACAAGCCCTTCATCCAGACCTTCTTTATTACCAATAAATTCTTTGCCTGTGATGTCAGTTAGTGTTTTTGCTCCTACGTTTGCTTGAATTCCACCACCAGTATAGTATCTTACAACTAGTGTTGTATCAGATGGAGCTAATCCATATCCTCTAGTAAACAGCACATTGGTTGGATCATATGAGTTATCTAGTCCTGACGTATTACCATATGGTAATTGCATTCCAATATTATTTGGGTTTGGTAATATTATTTCATCAGCATTTGCGGAAACTCCAGCACCAAAATGTAATTCTATTTGATTGTTAGATGTAATTCTTTTTGTAAATCTTCTAGGTACACGCCTTAATGATAAAATATATGGGGTTTCAGCTTCATATTGAGAAAGTAGTGGATCTGCTGCATCTGCTTGTTTTACTTCAGTATATACTGTATCTTGCGCTAGATAATCTACTTCATGCCATCTATTTCCATCTGTATCTTTACAGTCTGCAATATCAATTATATTTTCAGGTGATAATCTTATTCTATCGAATTTTTTTGGATTATTAAATGTAAAAATTTCAGACTCTAATTTACCAGAAATTGCACGTACTGCTTTTTGTAATAGATAATATTGTGGAATTCCAGTTGACTCATCCACTTTATATATAGATACTTCAGTTGGACTTACAGAGCTTGAAAGGTTAAAGTTGACATTTTCTATTGTTCTAAATTCTACCTCATCGTTTTCTGTAGACTTTACAGTCATTCCTTCTTGTAATTCTAAAGCATATCTAAAATCTGGGGCAATTTCAACTCCACTTCCTACTGAAGGTACCAGTTGAAATACATCTATATCGGTTGTGGCTGCAGCTGAAGGTTGAGGTTTATATCCTAATGCTTGTGATATATCATAGATATTTTGAGATTCTTCTGCATGAAGTAGCATAGATTCTCTAAGTTGATTATCAATGTACAATGATAAAACATCACCAACATATGCCGTCATTTCAATAAACATCATTCCAGGTGAAGATTCATTAAAGTCTGTGTATGTGTCAGGAAAATACACCTTTGCAAAATTTACCAACTTATCTCTAAACTGAGAAAAGTCTTTGTTTAAATATTTTACTTCTTTTTTTACTAATGCCATTATTCTGCTCCTATTACAACTGCTATTGATTCCTCTTGGAATTTATTACCAGCAAGTGTGAATGATATACTTATTTGTACACCATTAAATCTATCACTGAATCCTTGACTTAGGTCTGCGACAGATACTGATAGGTCTGTTATTGTTATATATGGTAACCATTTTGTAATCACTGTGTTTAGTTCTTCCTCGATATTTGCTAACATTTCTTGAACGTTTTGGTCAAACAAAAAATCATAAATACTTGTACCTAAATCTGGATGAAATGGTCTTTCTCCCTTTCTAGTTAATATTAGGTTTTTTAAATTTGCCTTTGCAGCATGTATAGTCAAGTATGTCTGTGGAAATGGAGCTCCATTATCCTTTATTAATGGTAAATCAATACCAATAGCAACATAGTCTAACTCATCTGCAGGTTCTAACCTAAATATTTTTCTAGGAGGTATTGCCATTTAATTATCTCCTCC